CATACGACGAATTAGTACAAAAAATTAGAGACTATACAGAAGTTGATGCAAACGTTTTAACTTCAACTATTGTAAATGGATTTATTGAAAATGCAGAATTTAGATTACTTAGAGATGTAGATTCTGATAACAATAAAAGATATGCAACAGCAAATTTGATTACAAATCAAAGATTTATAGATGTTCCAGCGGGTTTATTGGTTGTAAGATCTGCTCAAATCTTAGATTCTGATGGAGTAGGTCAAGCTAATAATAGAGATTTTTTACAATTTAGAGATACAAGTTTTATGTCTGAATTTAATCCAGCTGAGTCTACAGGAGTTCCAAAATACTATGGTATGTGGGATAAGGATACTATTGTAATAGCACCTACGCCCAACGCTACTTACACAATTCAATTAAATTATATCTTGAAAGATACTGGTTTATCTAGTACAAATACTACTACATATTTAAGTCAAAATTTTCCCAATGGCTTATTATATGCATGCTTAGTTGAAGCATTTTCTTTTCTAAAGGGGCCAAATGATATGTTGCAATTATACGAAGGAAAGTATAAACAAGTATTAGAAGGCTTCTCAGTAGAACAAATGGGAAGACGAAGACGAGATGAATATCAAAGCGGTGTTCCTCGAGTCGGAGGAAAATAAATAAGGAGATAAACTATGGCTATAACACAAGCGATTGCAAATGCTTTTAAAAAACA